AGACCACTGTCTTCAATCCGTGGGCCGACGACTACGAGGCTGGGGAACTTATCCTGCCGCCAGCCGTCCGCTCGCTCGCCTCGCTGACCTACGCCGGTCGCACCGACACCACGGTTTCGAAGCCGACCGGCACTGTCGATGGCGACATCCTGCTCGTCGCGATGTTTGCCGGGAACAGCAGCACGATCAATGCCGTCACCCCGCCGACCGGCTTCAAGCTGCTTCAGAAGCCCAACCATCTTGCCTACGGTGGTTTTCATGGCGAACTGTACGTCTACTGGAAGCGGGCGTCCGGCGAGCCGTCCAGCTACACCTTCAGCCACAGTACGAACAGCACCCAGATCGTCATGCTGGCGGTCAGCGGCTGCGTGGCGACTGGCAATCCGATTGATAGCTTCGCCTTCAACTGGGACACGGGCGGCATACTCGCCGCCGGTTGGTCTGCGATCAGCCCCAACCAGACCAACACGCTTGGCTTTGCCATCAACCACAACTGGTCCGGCAATCCACAAGACGTCTTCGGCAGCGGCATCCTGTGGACGGAGCATTACGACACCGTGCTGCTCAAGGTTCAGACCCGCACGTATACGGCGCGCGGCGACACCACTTCGCTGGGACCCGGCAGCGACCCTCCGTGGTCGGCCTATCATCTCGCGCTGCGCGGGCCTGCCGAAGCGCCGACTGGCGGCGGCGGCACCGACGTCACTGTCACGCTGACCAACACCAGTCTGTCGGCCAGCGTCAGCCTCGGCAATGAAACCGTCGCCACCACCACCTCGGTCAGTACGACGCTGACCAACACCAATCTCAGCGCCACCGCAGCGCTTGGCAACGAGACAGTCAGCACCACCAGCAACGTCAGCGTCACGGTGTTCGGCGAGTTTGTTAGCGTGGCGCTGGGCGATGAGACGGTCGACACCGCCAGCGGCACCATCGTCACGCTAAACAACACTAACCTCGCCATAACCCCGGCGCTCGGCAACGAGACTGTGGTCACCACGACCAACGTCGGCACCACCCTCAACAACACGAATCTCTCGGCGACGGTCGCGCTCAACAACGTCACCGTCTCGGCGGTGGTCCGGGTTGACGTCGAGGTGCCGGTCAGCGTCGGCGAGTGGTCGCCCGACATGCTGTCCGGGCTGAACGTCTGGCTCGACGCCTCGCAGCTTGGGCTGGCCAACAACGCCCCGGTGACGGCTTGGGACAATCTCAGCGGCGGCACCGACCCGGCAATCGTCGGCACCCCGGAGCCGGTGATGAAGACCGCCACGCTCAACGGCCTGCCGGTGGTTCGCTTCACCGGCAACGAGGGACGTTTGCGCGGCAGTGGCGGGCCGACCCTCGACTACACCATCACCTATGTGGTGCGGCAGTGGGGATCGACTCCCGGTCGCGCGTTCTCGTCGCAGTACCCGCCGACCAACTACCTGCTCGGCTTCCACACCAGCGTACAGGACGCGATGTACGACAACGGCTGGGTGGCGGCAGGGTCCGGCTACGGCACACCGCCGGGACCGTGGAAGATGTACGGCGCGCACGCCACCACCGCCCTTGGATCACGGTTCTTCAAGGACGGCGCAATCATCGCCAACCAAACACCAGCGCTCGCGCAGGGGATCGGTGGCACATGGGCGCTGTCCGGCTATTCCACCACCGGCCTAGAGGAAACCGGCGACTTCGAAGTCGCTGAGTTCGTCATGTATGACGTCCGGCTTGCTGGCACCGACCGCCAGATGCTGGAAGGCTACCTCGCTTGGAAGTGGGGGCTGGAAGCCAACCTTGTTCCCGGCCACGCCTATGAGAGCGCCCCGCCGACCGGCGCTGGCGAGGGGCAACTCGACCCGCTCACCGTCTCGCTCGGCGGTGTCACAGTCGAAATCACGGAACCTCCAGTCAGCGAACTCACCCGCGAAGGCTTCATGCTGACCATGCGCAACTGGATGGGTAACTAAGAAGGAGAAATGCGGTGATCAATGCTTTGTTAACGCTCATCATTTACTTGCTTATCTGCGGCATCCTCTACGGATTACTTGTCTATGTAGTGGACAACTTCATACCGGAGCCGCCCGCCAGAATGATCAAGGTGGCAGGCGTCGTCGTGCTGTGCATCGTCGTCATCGTCTTGCTGCTCGACCTCGTCGGTGGCGGCACGGTCGGCCTGCCAAGGCTACGCTGATGCCAGAGGTCAGTGGCTCAAGATACATCGTGCAGGCGGGCTGGAACGACGTTCCGCACTTGGACGAGAAGACCAAGAAGGAACTGCTGGACTCGACGCCAGAGTACCTGCGCGATGCCCGCTCGCGGGGTGAGCCAACGATGGGATCGGGGGTGATTTACCCGATCCCGATATCGGACATCGAGGTCAGGCCGTTCGCCATCCCGTTTGGTTGGAAGAAGGCCTATGCGCTCGACGTCGGCTGGAACCGCACCGCCTGCCTGTGGGGCGCTCAGAACCCGGTCGACGGCATCATCTACCTCTACAGCGAACACTACAAAGGGCAGCAATTGCCGGTCGTCCACGCCACCGCGCTGAAGCAGCGGGGCGAGTGGATCAGGGGCTGCATCGATCCGGCGGCGAAGGGATCGAGCCAGAAGGACGGCAAGCAACTGAAGGCCGAATACCAGTCGCTCGGCCTGATCCTGATCGACGCCAACAACGAACTGGAGTCCGGGCTGATCGCCGTCTGGCAGGCGCTGGCGCTCGGCCAGCTTAAGATTTTCTCCACCCTCCAGTCCTTCAAGGCTGAGTACCGCGTCTACCAGCGGGACGAGAAGGGCAAGATCAAGGACGGTCAGGACGACCACCTGATGGACTGCATGCGCTACCTCTGGCGCACATGGAACAAGGTCGCAACGCTTGAACCTCTGAAGGCGGACAGGGGTGGATCAGGCATGAAAACCGCTGACTCAAGGGCAGGATATTAGCTATGGCCGACATGATGGTGATGAATCCCCCGGCGCAGAACACCCTGCTGACCGACGACGTAACCCCCCGGATGCGGCCACCATCCAAGGAAAAACTGAAGGAAATTGTTGGGCGGCTGGAGGCTGAAGTCACTGCCCGGATCGGCAAGCGGGTCAGTCTGGAGGACCGCTGGATCGCCGACCTTGAGCAGTATCATGGCCGCTACGATCCCGGCACCGCCAAAGACCTTGCCGACGAGGAGCGGTGCAGCCTGTTCATCAACGCCACCCGTCCGAAGACCGACGCTCTGGGGGCGCGGCTGAAAGACCTGTTGTTCCCGACCGATGAGAAAAACTGGGGCATCAGCCCGACGCCGGTCCCACGCCTCTCTGACGAGGCATCCGCCGCCGCAGCCGCTGCGCAGGAGAAGGCCCAGCAGGCTCAACAGGCTGCCGCGGCTCCCGTACAGGCGCAGGAGCAGGCTCAAGAGGCCGGGGGCCAAGTGCCGCCAGAACAGATGGCTGGCATGCAGCAGCAGGCACAGGTGGCAGCGCAGGAGGCTGACGCCGCCAAGGAATATGCCCGCACCCTGAACGCCCAACTGGAGGAGGGCCGCAAGCGCTCCGACCTGATGGAGAAGGAAATCGATGATCAGTTGAAGGAGTGCCTTTACCAGTCGGTCAAGCGCGACCAGATCGACGTGGCCGTCAAGCTGGGCACCGGGGTGACCAAGGGGCCGGTGACCGGCGACAGGGTGCGCCGCGGCTGGAGGCCGGACGAGCAGGGCGAACACCGGCTGGAAATCTCGACCGGCGACCGGCCAGCCTACAGAAGTGTGGACATCTGGGGCTTCTTCCCGGACATGGACGCCGTCAGGATGGAGGACGGCAACGGCACGTTCGAGCGGCACCTGATGAACCGCCGCATGCTGCGCCAGCTTCAGCACCTCGACGGCTTCGACAAGGACGCCATCCGCCGCCTGCTGATGCTGTCGCCGTCGACCTCGGCACCGTCCTATCTGGCCCAGTTGCGCAACATCCGCGCCGCCACCCAGCAGGTGACCGGCGACCTCTATCACATCTTCGAATACTACGGCCCGCTCGAACCGCAGGACATGCAGGACATCGCCCTGCACATGCTGACCAGTCAGGACGAGACGGTGTCCGGGATCGCCCGCGAGGGGCTGCGGCAGGTCGAGGAGATTGACCCGCTCAAGTCGGTCAACGCCTGCATCTGGTTCTGTCAGGGCGAGATTCTGAAGTTCGCGCTGTACCCCTACGATTCGGGCGAGACGATCTACTCGGTGTTCACCCTGATCAAGGACGAGGCATCGATCTTTGGCTACGGCATGCCTGCCATCCTGCGCGATCCGCAGGCGGCGCTGAACGGTGCGTTCCGGGCGATGATGGACAATGCCGGGGTGAGTTCCGGCCCGCAGATCGTCATCGACATCCAGAACGTCGAGCCGGTCGACGGCAGCTACGTCCTGAAGGCGCGCAAGGTCTGGACCGCAAAGAACGGAATCCAGAAGGAGAATCCGCCGTTCCAGTTGTTCCATATCGAGACGCGGCAGGTCGAACTGGCCAACATCATCATGCTGTGCGAGCGCTTCATCGACAACATGAGCGCCGTGCCGCAGGTCATTCAGGGGCAGGCTGGCGAGGTCGGCACCCAGAACGCGCAGAACACGGCGACCGGCATGGCGCTGCTGCACAACTCGGCCAACACCGTCTTCCGGGCCATCGTCAAAAACTTCGATGACGACGTCACCACGCCGGACATCCGGCGCGCCTACGACTGGAACATGCAGTTCAGCGAGAAGGAGGAAATCAAGGGCGACTACGAGATTGATGCGAGGGGTTCCAGCGTCCTGCTGATGCGCGAATTGCAGGCGCAGAACCTGATGGTGGTGGCGCTCCAGCTTGGCGGGCATCCGATCTACGGGCCGATGCTGCGCAATCGCGAACTGCTGAAGAAAATCTTCTCCGCCTACATGATCCCGTCCGAAGAGGTGATGCTGACCGACGACGAGATTGACGCGATTCTGGCTGCCGCTGCCGCCAACAGTGCGGAGGCGCAGGCCGCTGCCGCTGCTGCGGAGCAGGCCAAGCAGATGATGGAACTGGAGAACAAGAAGATGGAACTGCAAGTCGCGTTGGCCAATCAGGGCAATGCGTCGAAGGAGAAGATCGCCAAGATGAACTACGACGCGCAGATGAACATGACTGCCGCCAAGCTGAATATGTCCGTGCAGCAGCTTGAGGCGATGCTGGCTGGCAAGGAACTCGACATGCAGTCGAAGGAACGCATCTTCGCCAGCGAGGTGGCGATTGAGCAGAAGAACGCCGAAGAGGCGCGGGCCAGAGGCGAGACACCCGGCGGATCGGGTGGCTATGTGACCGGCGGCTCCAAACCCCAGAAAAAGAAGACAGGATCACCAGCATGATCGACGCTTACACCGACACTTGGCGCGGCGTGGCCGCGGAAGCCAACAAGGTCATCGACGCCTGTCGCGACAGGCTTGAGGCCAACGACCAGCACTACGGCGAGAGTCAGTTCCTGCGCGGCAAGATCGCCGCGCTGCGGGAATTGCTGGCGCTGGTCAAACCCGTGGTGATCAGCACCACCACGACCAAACCTGAAAACCTACGTCCGCGCGACCGCAGCGGCATTTGACTGGGAGAACGATGATGGCAGACGACAAAGAACTGAGCGAAGAGGAATTGTGGGCGCAATTCGAGGCCGAAGAGAAGGCCTCTGAAAAGGCCAAGGAAGGCACCGATCCGGCGGTTGCCTCTGATACGTTTGCGGAAAATACCGAAAGTGGTAATGATGCCCCGGTTGATGCCGCTGCCGCCCCCGTTGCCGCAGCCGCTAAACCGGAAGAAGCCCCTGACATCTGGGCCAACGCGCCGCCGGACCTGAAGGCCGCGCACGACCAGCAGGTGAAGGCGCTTGAGACTGCGCAGACGGAGCATGCCCGCCGCTCGATAGAAGGGCGGATTGCCTCCTACCAGCGCAGACTGAAGGAGCGAGCCGAAGCCGCTGGCAAGCCAGCCGCCGAGACACCGCCCGAAGAGGAGGCCGATCCGTTCGCGGAGGTGGTCGCCGAATATCCCGAGATCGGT